TATACAGATGATGAATTATTTAACCAAGACAAACACCGAATCCCTAAAGTTGGTGAAAGAGTTAAAGTCAAAGGTTATGAAGATTGGGGGCAGGTAAAAGCGATAGACGAAGAAACCATAACAGTAGATTTGGACTGGAACAAAATACCTAATGCTAGGAAACCTGAAAACATACTTGTGGTTACCATTAACGATATTGAAGAAGTAATGGCAGATAAGGCTAGAGAAATATTAGTAAATGAAGTTGGACTTTACGATGATTATTTAAGAGGTGAAGTATATGGATTCGTACTAGAAAAGAAGGAAGTATGTGCTTGTTGTGGGCGGACAGAGTACGAAGAGATTAACAGTTGCTGGGGATTCTATGGTAGAGACTTAGATTACATGAAATATGAAATCCCCGAAGAATACCGTTATTTAATCAGATAGGAGGGATGTAAATGCATAGTAGGATTTTTCAACTATCTTCTCAACCGATAAATGAGGATGACTATATAACTGAAGAATTATTTTATGATGGGTTTGTCGGTTCGATAGCAGATTATGTTTCTAGCGATACAGATAGAGAAAGTGATATAGAGTGGTTTATTTCCTTTTTAGAGGAGTATGGTGTTAAGAGAGAAGGAAATGCTGTTTACTTTCCTAAAGGCTTTAAAGAAATATATTTTGAAAAGAGATTAAAAGAGCTGAAAGAAAAAGTTTCAAGTATGACTTTACATGATTTCTGTGATTCTTTTAAAGCATATTGCCTTTGTACCTTAATAGAAGATAGATATGGATTTTTTGTCTACACAGATAGGCTAATGACTTTAGATGATTTTGTTAGAAACCTAGAGAATGAAGATAAATTCTATTTTGGTGCCACTATTGATTACCATTTCTAAGGAGGTGCTGTAAGTGATTAGTGTGTTTATTACTAATTTAGCTAAGTATAACGAGGGGGAGTTGGTGGGTCAATGGGTTACTCTCCCCCTCCCACCAGAAGAATTAGATGAGGTTATTGAAGAAATATTAGGGGACGATGAAGAATATTTTATTACTGACTATGAATGTGAGTTCATGGAAGTCCCAGAATACTGTAATATTCATGAACTAAATGAATTAGCGGAGGAATTAGACAGCCTTAGTGAACACGAGCAAAAGAAAGTTAAAGCAATTCTTGAAATGGGTGCTTATAGAGACATAGAAGAAGCTATTGCAAATAGAGATAGTTATTACTTAGAAGAATCTATTAATTCTAAAAGAGATTTAGCATGGTATTTACTTGATGAAGTATTTACTGAGATCCCTGACTTTATAAAAGGATATATAGACCTAGATAGGTTCGTACGAGATTATTCAGACGGTTATATAAGTGAGTATGGATATATTACAGAATGTTAAGGGGGGGGGGTGATTTTGTGGAAATTAAACAATTTAAAAATGGTAATCTAAATTTAAAACTAGAACTAGAGTACGACAAACCAAGGCACTACGATGAATATACACTAGACAGTATAGTAAATAGTCATGATTTATTTTCATGTAGTCTTTATTTTAAAGCAGACATGGGCGGAAACTTGTGGCTTATAGACTATGAAAGAAATTTAGCTTATGATATAGCATCTTATTTTAATCCGAATTACTGGAAAGCTTATAATTTCTTTAAGGACTTAATAAAAGGTAAAACTGTAAAATTAGTTCCCTATGGAACTATTGATGATGTAAAAGAGTTTTTTCATGAAGATGAATTAATTGAAATATAAGTAGTTGCCAAAATTTCTGTGTGTCGTTTTCAAAGGAGGGATTAATGTGAAATATGATTATTTTCTAGAGGGATTAAAAAGAGGTCTTAATCCAGTATTAGCAGGTGAATATGAGGATATTTGCCTACGAAGAGACGAAGCAATTGAAAAGTATAATAAAGCCATTGAGAACGGGGATGTGGAGACTAGAGACGAGCAAGCTGACATAATATTTCAATGCCAATGCAAAACTCAAGAATTATTAATGAGGAGGGGTTAATATGTGTAAGTGCAAAGAGAAATTATTTATTTTTCATTCTGAAGTAGAGGATAGTCCAGTGGAAGAATGGCATATTCTAGCTAAAAACGAATTTGAGGCATTTGGAAAATTTTTTGCTAATAATGAATGTTTATCTTATATGGATATAATTGATTATTTTGAAGTAACGGAAGAGACAGAGAAAGAAATTTGTCAATGTGGTTCTTGTGAATCTATATTTCTCAAAAGTATGCTTGTTAATAATGAGTGTCCATATTGTAAATCTGGAAATTGGATTAATGGTTATATAGATGAATAAGGAGGGAGGTATAAAAATGAAATTTGATTATACTCCAGAAGAAGTAATGAAGAAATATCCTAGAATTACTGCTCATTTAATTGCTGAAAGTTTAGGTTATTTTACCCCACGATCCGCCGCCATAGCTATCATAAAAGCTAAAAACGATGAACCTTATTACTGTGAATGGTATACGGATTGTGCTAGAAGATATGGAGATATGTGGGACAAGGAGAACGTGAGGAGAGTTACTAAGGAAATCTTAGAACAAGCCATAAAGTACAGGCATGTACATAAAGGGTACATGTCTGACTATAAAACAGCAAAACAAATTGTAGATAAAGCTATTAAAGGTAATGAACCAACTTTTGCTAGTTGGTTCTAACCTCTCATCCACCCTATTCTGAAGGAGGTATATTATGGATAGACTTATTGAGTTAATAGAACAATGGGAAGATGGTAAAGGATTGAAGGATGAAAATATAATTGATTTTCTGTCCGAAGTAAAGGATTTTGAAAAAGAGTTACTAAAGGCATTGTTAATGAGATTAAGATCTTATACTAAGAATTTAGAGCTTTACAGGTTGGATAAAGAAAAATTTACGGTGGAGATAAAAGAAAGCCAATTTCAATCCTTATCAAAATTAGTAAATGCCTTAGAGACATTAAAGACTGAAATGGAATCTTCTAATGAATTTAAAGAGTATGTAGAAAATATGCTTATATTTAATTTTGATGAGTATAGTATTGAAGAAATTATAGATGTGGTCTATGACCACATCTATCCTTTGTATTAAAGGGGGTGATTTTATGAATGTAGGTTCTAAAGTTATTGCTAATGAAAACTCTCCTTACGCAGGTTTATTAGGGGTAGTTGTAGATGTAAGAGATAATTCAAATAAGGAAACTGACAATGAGGGAAAAGATATTTACGTATCTTTTAATGTACCTAGCAATAAAAAAGAAATTAAAATATTGGAGGAAAGATTTTCTGAATTATATAGACAACCTATGACGATAGAGGATATTTCATTAGACTTAGTGATTATGTCTGATGATGAACTTATTTTTATAGGGGAGTGATTACATGAATAAAGGATTTTCATTTGGTGGTATAATTATTAGTCAACCAAAGGATATGAAAGATGAATTAGAATGTATTTTTGGTAATGTTAATGAAATATTACTGCTAACAAAAAAGACATATGAACACAGAGAAGAAAATTTAAACTTTGATTATAAATATGCTATTTCAGCTTTCAATATGTGGTTTGCAACTGACGATGATGAGCAATTTAATGAAGATAATGCTTATGATGTAGGTATTTATTTAATTGTCTCCCCCGATTCATTAGATGAAAAAATAAGGGAAGAAATCAAAGAAGCCTCTGAAGGTTACTGTGACTATCAAGATATATTTTTCCATGGAATGGCTGTTAGACTAGTTCATGATAACCATCCAATGGATGGCATTGAAGATTATATGTATAAAGTTGGAAATATTATTGAGCCTTTAGATCTTATGAGAGGGTTCTATTTAAACAGACCTATTAATAAATTAGGTAGTACAGGGTGGGACATGATATTTAATTGTCTAGACGGAGAATCGTATATTAAAAGAGCTCTAGAAAGGTAGTAACTTCTCCCCTACCCTACTCTATTTGGAGGTGTAATTATGGACAAGTGTGTAATTTGCGGTAAAGAATTTCTTCGAGTAGGGATTCAGAAAACCTGCTCTCCAGAATGTAGTAGAGAATTAACTAGAAGGTACATGAAAAATTGGTACGAAAATCGCTACGGTGATAGAACTAGGATATGCCCTATATGTGGGAAAGAATTTGAGTCTAGGTATGGCAGTATAGTTTGCAGCGATGAATGTAGGAAAGAATGGGAGAAAATAAGAGACCATAACTGGTATAAAAAGACTTATCAGCCTAAAGTAAGAGTCTGTGTTATATGCGGCAAGAAATTTACAGGTAGACCTCATGCTAAAACTTGTTCTCCAGAATGTAGCAAAGAATATGAGCGAAAATATGATCGTGAATACAATAGAACATACAAAAGGTCAAAACGAAATTACACACCAAAGATAAAAACTTGTGTTATATGTGGTAAAGAATTTAGTGGTCGTGGGAGATCTAAGACTTGTAGTGAAGAGTGTAAAAAAGAGTATTATAAAAAACAATATCAAAGATTATTATAAAGGAGGTTGTTTATGAATATTAAAGAAGCTACTGGTAAGTGGGTGGATAGCTTTAATTCTATCCCTTTAAGTTTAATCGAAAGAGCTTATAAAGATAATGTAGATGATTTACAAGAGCTTACTCCTTTGAAGTATATATGTCCTGAATGTGATAAAGAGTATACAGAAGATGAGGCTGAGGAACAAGATTATTATTGTAACTGCCAAAAACTCTTAACATATGAAGAATGGGCAGAGCAGGAAGGATATTATAATTTAAGAAATTTATCGGAAGATGAACAGGCGAAAATATTTCTAAAATATAGAGAATATGTCGAATACTTTGAACAACCATGTCTTGAAGAACTTCATCCTGATAGTTGGTTACCTATGTGGGGGTGGGTATGGACTTTTGATAATTCATTAGATGAAGAATGGGCTAGAGAGCATATAAACGAAATGGCAAAGTGTGGATTTAGAATATATGAAAGTGATGAATTAGGTATATTCTTTGGTATAGATGGTGCAGGATATGATTTCTACGCTAATCATTGGATCCCACTATATAAAGCAAGAGGTTTAAAATGGCATGATGAGAAAAGTGATAAAGTATTGAATAATGACTTAATAATAAAAGCTAATATATTTAAAGACATAATACGTGCAGAAAAAGACCAAGTAGAACCTACTATTCAAAGTCTTTTAAAATTCAAAGAAGCTTATTATGAATTATTAGAAACATGGTATGAGAGTGATATTTTAGATCAAACAGAAAGTTTAAAGATTTATCCATTCCATATATCTTTTGATGAGTTAAATGTAGCAGAGTGGGTGGACTCTACAGTAGAAGAAATTCAAAAAGCCTATAAAGATATTAAAAAGGAGGAATGTTAATATGTTAAAAATAAAATTTGAAATGGAAAAGGAAACTAAGAATACTATTAGATTTAAGGAAGTTGAGGAAGATGGTTATGCTAAAGTTGGTACTATTTACGTACCTAAGATAACTTTAGCTCAAAATGGTATAGATAAAAATAAAGGTTTTTATATGACTATAGAACCTATTGAATAATCGCTTCTCCCCTCCCCTACTGGAGAGATAATTTACTGTGTATAATTATTATGCGTTTGAAGGAGGAGGTAGAATGAAACATTTTAAATCGAAAAAGATATGCTTTTAGGAGAAATAGAAAAAGGGGATGGAACAGTCCATCACTTATCTTGCCGCGGAAGTAGAGGGCATGTTCTATGGTACGATACTCAAGGAATACATTGTTCTGAACCAAGATGTGAAATAAATTCTTTAAAAAATATTAATTAAACATAGCTTAATCAAATACGTTTAATGATTATTATATATCATAAATGGATGATTAAATTGTTTACTCTGCCCCTTCCCCACTTCTATAGTGGAGTGTAAACAATAAATGTAAATGGAGGTTATAGTATGGATGAAATTCTAACAATATTTAGTTCTGAAGACAAACAAGAATTAAAAGAGGCTTTTAAGAAAATCATTATAGAACAATTTAAACAGGACTTATTAAGTAATGATGAATATTTAATACATCCAGATGAAATAAAAGAGATAGTTGAAGAAGTACTTAATGAAATATTAGATGATGTAAAAGACATGATGGAGGAAAAAATACGTGAAGAACTAAAAAATATTGATATTCTTAAAATGATTGTTAATAGATAATAATTACCTCTCCCCTCCCCTACCCTTTTGGTGGAGGGGTTTTGTATTTTTAGGAAATATATATATATATAGTTTTTTCTAAATAATTCGTATATTAAATATGGAAGGAGATGGTATAATATGATTAAAGGAGATATCTACTATGTTAAAATCGGAGATGAGGGGGTAGGAAGTGAACAAAAAGGTGATAGGTATGCAGTTATAGTTCAAAATAATATTGGTAATAAATATAGCCCAACAGTAATAGTTGCATTTATATCAACAAAACTACATAAAGCTAAATTACCTACACATGTTGAAATAGATTCAAGTAATTCAGGCATACCTGAACCTTCTATAATAATGTGTGAACAGATACGGACTCTTGATAAAAGAAGGTTAGTAGAAAAAGTAGGACATCTAAGCAGGGTTAAAAAGATAGAACTAGATAAGGCCTTATGTATTAGCATGGGGATAGATACTTCTGTAAATCAAAATGTAATTTAAAAGGAGGTATACTATGTTTATACATGATAAAATAGATGAAAAAATCTATACACTCACTACAATGAAAGGATTGGTTTTAGATGAAACAAACGATGAGGATGTATTCACACATATTGAGATGAAAGATTTTGCTGAAGAGCATGGAGGTCTTTTATTCTTTGTGGGAGATGAGTATTACTTAGTACTGGAGGTTATTGGGGAAGAAAATTTTTTCATAATTCCAACTGAATACCCTTTATAATTCGAGGTATTACCGTTATAATTAATTATATACAGATGCTATCTGTGTATAGTTAATTAAGGGGGTATTGCATATGTTAAATTACAAGGAATACTTTAGGAAAAAATTTATAGATGGATATGAAGGATATGAAATAGTAATTGCTCTTCTTACCTTATTAAAGGAACAGAAAATAACTGAGGAGGATATTTTACCTATATTAGACTATGTGTATATGGGAAATAGTATTGGTGTTTTTAATGCTTTAAACAAGACTAGAGCTTTGGTTGATGATGAGTTAATAAACGATATTATAAAGGAGGTTGAAAAAGATAAGTAAATTTCTTTGGGGCTCAATTTTTTTATTCTTCATATTTCCTATCGGCTTATTCTACTTGTTTATTATTCCCGAACTTGTCGTTGAAGATGTAACCGTAGGATTTTCCCTTATTAAAAGTTTAGATATTTTACATGGTTTAGCTATACTAACCAGACCTATTTGGGTAACTATTATTTTAGGCTTTAGTGTAGCTTTACTAGTTTATGCGAAAGACTTAGGGAATATGATAGTGAGGTGGTTTAGTGATAGATAAAAAGCTTCTAGCACCATATATAAAAAATAATGTGTTATCTATTAAAAGTCTTAAACTCACTAACCCACCACTTTCACGGTACGTTTTAAATAATAAAAAAATTATAGAGGAAAGATTAAAAATAAAAATATTAAACGATACAATAGCTATAAGAGGTACAGAGAATATTAAGTTATATCTCTTATACTATTATGGAGATACAGTTAATCTAACTAGATTGCGTAAAGAAAGTATTGTAATCTATAACAATATCTGTGCATTAGGCGTTCCAGAGGAAGTTGTAAAGGATATGGGATTTAAAGTTCAATATGATTCTAAGATCTCTAAAGACGAATTAATAGAAGAACTAAAAGCTATAGCAAACGAGGACGGGGTGATAAGGAAGTTAAACAAAAGACTTGATAATAAAATAAGATATGAAGCTAATAAAGTTAATATGACTGTAAGGGAGTATATAGAGAAGCTAGGCTTCTTTTTAGATTACAAAGGAGTGTTAAGTAAAAAATAAGGGGGAATAACAATGAAGGTTTATGAAAAAGACGGTAAAATGTTAGTTCTTAAACTAAGTCATTCAAGGCATGATAATCAAAATGGATTTTTTAAAGAGATTAGTCCTAATGATATTCCTAAGTCAATACTTGAGGATAAGTTGTCTATAGTGGGTGGAGCAGGTACTGTTTGGGAGAATTACTGGAGAAGTAATACAGCGGGAGAAACACTAGGTAAATATTTTATTCATGTAGCAGATAGAATAAAATTTGTACCTAAAAACATTCATAGACTAGAGTTGGTAAATGATGCTAATGATTTTATTACTGGTATAAACATTATTACAGATGCTTTAGAAAAGAATAAAGATGATTTAAGATTTCAGTTTGATTATTGGGACTATTCTTGCTATGGAGATGATGATAAAAATTATATTGAATGTGAGTTAAGATTAATCTTTAATAAGGATGATTATATACATTTAAATCATCCATTTGAAGAAGATGAAAAATTCCCAGAATACAAGGAATTTTTCTTTGGTAGGGATAAGGCTATTCTAAATTTCTATTTTCAATTTCCGTGTAAATTAGACGGGTACAAAAAACTAGATAATTTTATAAAGTTAATGGATTCTAACTATAGTATTGAAGATATTCAAAATTTTTTAAATCCTTTAACAGATAAGCAAAGATGGTATTTCTCTATGGATGAGAATTTAACATTCTATGGGAATAGTTAATCGGGAGTTGATATATTGATAAAAGCTGAAAAGATACGAGGAAAAGATAATAATTTATGGATTAAAGTTACTTATAGGAAAAATCCCTATATCTTTAATGCTTTAACTACAATACAAGGAGCTTTATATGATTATAAAAGAAATGTATGGGCTATCCCATACTATAAAAGAAATGAATTTGAAGAGAAATTGGGTGGGTTCATTATTGACTGGGTAGACGAACCCACCCCCTTTAATGGAGGTATCCCTGAGACGGAGTTTTCCGAATATCCTATTGTACCAGGATATTCAGTAACATATGATGAAAATGGAAAAATAATTGATTGTACAGGATTTAAAGTCCCTCCTTACGCTGATTATCAAGTTAGGGGGTTCAATGCTATTGTAGAAAGAGATTTTTTAATTTTAGCAGATTCTATGGGCTTAGGAAAGACATGGCAAACAGTTACAGCAATTGAAGCTAAAAAGAAATTAGGTCAATTAAATAGATGTCTTATTTTGGCTAAAGCCTCCCTACTCTATATGTGGAGGGATGAAATAGAGAAATTTACAAATTGTAAAGCAATAGTATACGCAGGAACACCTAAGCAAAGAATGGAAATATCTGAGTATCTGCATAAAAACGATGATTGGACATTTTTAATAATGTCCTATGAGATGTATAGGAAAAGTGTAGATACTGTTACTGGTATAGATAATACAAAACCCATAGAATGTCTAGTTTTAGATGAAAGTCATAAAATCAAAAATCCTACATCAAAAATAGGAGAAAGAATACACTATATACCTTTTAAATATAAATATCTTTTAACCGCTACTCCCCTCCCCAACTCACCATTAGAATCATTTAATTATTTAAAACTAGGTAATGCACTTCCTCCTAAATCTATTGAACATAACCCATTTAAGGTTGATAACAAGGTAGAAACCTTAGTAGACGAATGGTGGGCGTTCCAATATAGATATTGTGTGTATGGCGGGTACAATGATAGAGAAATAATTGGATTTAAAAATATGAACGAATTAAGAGAAGCAATTCAAAATAATATGTTAAGAAGAACTAAAGAGGAGAAATTAAAAGATTTACCTGAAGTTACATTTAAGAATATTGAGTTAGAAATGATGCCTAAACAAATGAAAATGTATGATGCCATTAGAAGAGAAATTCTTGAGGAATTAGCGGAAACAGATATAAATAAAGTACCTACTATGTTAGCTAAAATAACTAGACTACAACAGGTCACGGATTCTCTTCAATTAATCGGAGTTGAGCCTAAAAAAGATCAAAGTATTAAGTTAAATGCTTTAGATGATCTATTAGAAGAATTAATATTAGATGCTAAAGAGAAAGTAATCATCTTTACTAAATTCAAATCGTTATTAGATATACTAGCTGAGAAGTATAAAAAATATAATCCCGCTATTATTCATGGTGAAATAGATTCATTTGCTCTACCAGAGAAAGAGGCTTTAGAAAGATGTAAAAGGAAATATAAGGATAAGTGGGAAACTATGGATGATAGTGAAAGAAAATCTATTCTATTAAAACTAACTACTTCCCCACGTCAACAAGAAGTCTATAGATTTCAAAATGACGAGGATTGTAGAATGTTTTTAGGGACTATTGAAGCTTGTAAAGAAGGTCTAACACTTACAGCAGCATCTAATGTAATATTTATTGATTATCCCTGGAACTGGGCAAGTTATTCTCAAGCATATTCAAGAGCTCACAGGATAGGTCAGAAAAATGCAGTAACAGTTTATAATTTAATATGTAAAGGTACAATAGATGAAAAAGTTTTTAATACTATTATTAATAAAAAGTCTATGAGTGAAATAATGTTAGATACTAAAGTAGCAGGTGATGAAACTAAAACACAAAGAGCTTACGAATTCATAAGAAGCTTGATATAGGGAGTGAGCTACATGACAAAAAAAGAATACATCTACAGTGATAGTGATTTACTAGAGGTATTAAGGAAGTTTTATAGAGAAACAGGTAAATTACCTGCTAAAAGAGATATTCCTCAATTTTCTACTATATACAAAAGATTTGGTGGGTGGGGAAATGCTCTTTACAGGGCGGGTCTTATACCCCGCCCTATGAATAGAGAAGAATTAATAGACTACAGACGTGAATTAAGGTGTAAAGAATATATAAAGATTTTAAAGGAAGTTTATAAAAAACATAGAGAGGATCCTAATTGGAAAGGAGTAGCTAGGCAAAAAGGTAGGTTAAGTCAAAAAGAATATATTGAATATTACTATAAAACTTCTAAAGCTATCCCCTATATAACAAATGTATATGAAGCTTTTGGAACATATGTAATAGATGATATATGGAGGAGAGTTGAGGAAGAGTTAATAAAAGAAGGTTATTTTGGAGGTTAAAGATGAAGTCTAAAAACAAAGTAAGGGGGTTTAAAAATGAAAAAGTTTATATTTACATTTACGCAAAGTCATCCACTGAGGGATTTCTATCAACCCATATACGCAAGAGACAGTTTGACAGCTAGAGCAAAGATGTTTGAAATATATGGAGAGAATTGGGGGTTTGAGTACACAGAAGAGCAATGGAAAATATGGGAAGAAGAAGCTATGAGAATGGGAGTACCTTTACAAAGTAGTCTTGACCCAATATACTGCAAGGTGTAGATTTAGGCTCTAAACACATAGGAATAGCAGTAACAAGTGAAGATAAAGTTCTTATTTATGAGGAAGAATAATTTTCTTCCTCTTTTTTATATTCATTTCGGTTAAACCCTCCGTATGTTAATGGTGAGAAATTTAAAGGAGGGATTTTATGAGTAACTTTTTTGGAGAGATTGTTCCATTAGAAATAAATCAAGAGATTATTGAAGAATATTTCAGAAGAAATGAACGTAAAAAAGAGGATGAAAAATGGTTAAAAGAATATAGAAATATAATTATCAATGAATTGAATAGATTAGGTAAAGATATTGTAGATTTCGGTAATATTAGAGTAACTATGACTATACCTAATACTTCTAAATTTGATTCTGAAAAAGTTTTAGAGTTTCTTGAGAAAAAAGGATTAAAGCAAAGGGCAGTTAAGGAAGAACTAGATGAAGATAAATTAATGCAGTTAATAGATGAGGGTTTAGTTGATATAGATGAACTTAAAGAATATGCTTGGGTGGAATCTTTTGGAAGTCCTAGAGTAACTTTAAAGGAGATGAAATAATGATTAAGGTTGGAGATACTGTTACTATCTCCCCTACCTACAGTCTGAAATTTGCAGGTCTCAGGGGTAGGGTTGTGGCGATAAATCCTAAAGATGGTTTACCTATAAAAGTAGTATTTAATGATCAACCTTATGGATTTTCACCTGAAGAGTTAATAAAGGAGGATTCATTAAATGGCAAGGATAACTAAAGTTAACGTGGAATGTTCTTATTTAAAAGCATTACCTAACTATGAGAATGTAAGACTTACTGCGGGGGTTGAGCTGGAACTTAGCGAAAATGATAATTATAAAAAGGTTTATAATCAAGCATGGGATATTGTAGGAAATGAGATTGAAAAGCAATTAGCTTTATTCCAAGAAACAGATACATCTGCATTGAAAAAAGGTCTAAAGTAAATTCACTCACATATAATAGATTAAGATACATTTAAAGGGGGAGGGTTCGTTGCAGTTAGAGGTAAAAAATAAACACTCCACTGAAGAAAAGATGAGAGAGAAACTAATGATGGCTATGTTAAATAGCCTTTATAATAATAAACTGTTAGATATAAATGTATATCAAAAAGTAAAAGCTGAGATCCAAAGATCTTAGCTTTTTATATTGCAACTAATAATCTCACATCAGTCACTTTAATTTGTACAGGATCGGCCTCTCTATTGTATTTTGTTCTGGGAAATTTGAATATCATTTTGTTACATGCAACATGTGTTGCTAGAGACAAAATGATGTCCTTTCTGTAATAAACTGGTATTTTTTGACCTGTCTTTAAATCTATTTTCAACTTAACTAAATTCTCTATTTCACCCTTTTCCACCCATATTTTATCTACAAAAGTATCCACTAACTCATTAGGAACGTTCTCATCTAAATTGTACTCCCTACTTAAAAATTCTTTCATTAATTTTAATTGCTGTTTGGAACTTCTCCTAGCGGCTCTTAGTTCTTCATATCTATCTAACTCTTGATTCAATAACTCTATTTTCTCATTGTATTCATCGTTCCTCTTTTTAAATTCATCTTTAGTTATTATTTCATTGACGACTAAATCTAGTAGTTTATCCTTTCTTTGCTTATATTTATGGATCTCATTCATAACTCTTGTGATGTCTTTAGTGTAATCATTGTCCTGTAGATGTTTTTCTATCATTGTTAAGAGTTCATCAATAAAATCATCTTTACGTTTAAAAATTGTTTTAAAAATACATGCTAAAATAGCATCCAGCTCATTCGCATATAGAAGGGGTGTATCACATCCCTTTTTCCCTTGAGCACGATAGGCTCTACATTGATATATTTCCTTGTCTGGCTGTCGTTTATATCTATAAAGAGTTCGGTGAAAGGCCATATTATGTTTAACACAGTATATTTTCCCTGAATATTTATATTTATTTTGATAGGAAGTTTCGTGCTTGATAAATACTTTACTTCGTTTTTCATTAAGCATCTTATTCGCTTTATCCCATAATTCTTCTGATACAATTGGTGGAATAATTTCTGGAGCAGGATAAATAATCCATTCTTCAGGATCCTTTTTTATTACTTTATTAGATAGAATATCAACTTTCTCATACATTCCACCAGTAAACCATCCTTTATAGCGTGGATTTGTTATTATTCCTCTTAAAGACGAGATATTGTAAGGATTCCCATTTTTATTTACATAACCTTCTTCTTTCAATTTCTCCCCCAGTAATCTAAATCCATACCCCTGCACATAGAGTTCAAATACTCTTCTTATGAATTTTGCTTCTTCCTCTACTATCTCCACCCTGCCATCTACTTTTCTATAACCGTGCATATTTGGCGGTATCTGTATATCTCCTTTTTCAATTAACCTTCTTTTAGCCCACTTAACTCTTTGTGAGGTTTTTCTACTCTCTTCTTGGGCTAGTGAGGCCATGATTGTAAGTTTAAACTCGCTATCGGGAAATAGCGTATTAATATTATCATTTTCAAAATATACAGCTACACCATTATTTAAAAGTTCACGAGTATAGAATATACTATCTAAAGTATTTCTAGCGAACCTTGAAACTTCTTTAGTTAGTATTAAATCAAATTTTCCATTAAGACCATCTTCAATCATTCTATTAAAATCTTCTCTTTTTGCTGTAGATGTTCCTGTTATACCTTCATCTGTGTACCCATCCACATAGATCCATGCAGGGGTGTTTTTTATTAATTTTTCATAGTAGTAATTTTGATTTTCTAGTGAGGTCTCCTGTTCCTCAGAATCGGTGGACACTCTAGAATAAAAAGTAACTTTAAGAGGTAGCTCATAAATAGTTTTCCCCTGGTTCAGTAAATCTCTCATCTTCAATATATTCACAGAACCACCCTTTCGTATCATTTTGTATTATGATTATTATATAATAACAGTGATATTAATGCAATAAAAAAGAGGGTTAAACCCTCTTTTTTAATGAATTACTTAAAGTTTTTGTTGTTTTATTCCTTCTATGAAAGATTTAGATCCCGAGTATAAACCTACAGCAGAAAGCCCTATATAAATTCCAGTTATAATTCCTTCCTTAATACTTAATCCTGAGAAAACTACTCCAAACATAATTCCTAATATTATAGAAAGTACTGGGATAAATTTAGAGTTAAATCCTGTTCTCTTTATTGCCTCTAAAATACCAATCAATACTGGTATTAATACTAAATCTACGTATTCCATAAACATAACCTCCTATTTTGTAATTCTATCTATAATGCTCCAGAACAACCATTGGGGAGTATTTTCACCTAAAGTTTTTTCCCATTGCTCTGGACTATTGATGATTAGGTCACCTTTGATTTTCCTATTAGATAGATTTTTTATAGCCTTCTTCCCCATCTCCTCCTGCCACTTTTCTAATGCCAAATCAATCACATCCCCTCTTAACGCTTTTAAAATTTCATCGAATTGAAAATTGGATCCAGGACAATTAGGTTTTCTGATTGGATCTATTTGATAATGGCCTACAATATGTTCTCTGTCCAAAGGTATTTCAATGCCATATATATTTTTGACTTCATCTATAATGTATTTGTGTAGCCATATGGTAGCTTCTAATTGTTCAGGTGTTAGTTTGCCTTTTCCTTGGTTATAAAATCCTTCATGTTCTATAGATATAGTGTAGTAGTTTGCATTGGTTTTTCTATCTCTAACAATTTTAAGTGAAGATTTGCTATAATGATTATTCTTTTTAGAATCTGTTGATGTTCCATTGCCCCATGCAGCCTCTCTAATATCCACTAATTGAGTGATTTCACCTTTTTTACTAACTACAAAATGAGCAGATGCTTGTGATTTAGGATTACATAGCCAACTTATTGTCCCGTCATAAGTCCCTTCTGCTATATGTGATACTATCATATCTGGCTTCCAGCCATTTCTACTCATCTTGTTAGGTGAGCTTTTTTTAGTAATCTTAAATTCTTTTTTCATAATCTTCTCCCACCTCATCTTCTTTTTTATCTATTTCCTCATGCTTGTCAATCCCTTCTTTTGTTAATATTTCTTTTTCTTTTTTCCTTGTAAATACTAGTAACCAATCAACATCTGCACCAGCGTCTCTAAAGTTTTCCAGCATACTTTGAAATTCTCTTAAAAATAATACTGTATATACTACTGTGGCCATAAACTTACTAACTGAAGCTAGTGCATTAGGGAGGGTGTTGAGTCTATAACTAGCCCCTACCATTATAGAAATGGATAGATAGGTAATTAATTTAACTTTTGTCCCTTCCCATAACGTTCTAGAAAAGATCTTTCCTTCTTTAAATGCTTTTACAAATCCCCCACTATTTACGGATATGGCTACATATTTGCTAAATATATCCATAAATATAGCTACACCTAATGCTATGGCTGCACTTTTGTATGCTTGTTCTGGAAACATAACATAACCCAATGCTGAGAAAATAAATCCTAACGATACTTTTACACTGGATACTGCTTTTGCTACATATTCTTTTAGCCCCAAGATTTCCATTTTCATAGGCTCCACAAAGTACCCCCCTCCCAAAATTTCTTCTGCCTATAGAATAGGTATTTTATGGGAGGGGGGTATCTATTTTTCTGTATCTTGAATAATTTTTCTTACTTTATTTAGTATACGTGTTACCGTGATTTTAGATATATCTTCTTCATTTGCTACTTGCTCATGAGTTTTTCCCTCCAATTTTGAATCTAAAACTCTTCTATCCCTTTCACTTAGTTTAGATCTAACAATGTCTAATACTTGGTCTAAGTATATTCTTTCTATAACTTGACTTTCAATATCTATTGTCTCATCTACACTTTCACAATCAGATGCCTCATCAGTATTTTTTGTACTACGATATCTTTCTTTTCTCCTTAAAGGTAACAGTGTTGGAATACTGCCTACAGTTAATACTTTTTTAATTTTTTCAACATCCTCATTTAATTGTTCTGCTATTTCCTCTACAGATAAAAATTTATCGTAATATATATCCTCTGTATAATTCATTATTTTTATATTTAAGTCATAAGCGGAACGTGGTAATTTTAAAAGACGCCCATGATCTCTTAGATAACTCTTCACCTCCCCCGCAATAACGGAGGGGGCATAAGTTGTGAATAGAATTCCTCTATTACAATCAAAATTTTTTATAGCTTTAATAAATCCAATTCTTCCTACCTGTTGAATATCATCTTTTTCCATTCCATTATAGATAGCTAGTTTGACAGGATCTCCTACATAATTATGGATTGAGAACCAAATTAAATCCTCATTTTCCATTAATAGTTCTCCTAAATATTCCTTATCCTTTTTAGCTCTCATAATATTCTCTACATTATGCAACGAATATCTTTCCTCTTTAGCCATAGTTCAACACCTCTAGATAAACTAAAAGGGTAAGGCTTACTTACCCTTTATTCTTCTTTTTGTTGAGGCTGCCATTTGAACTACAACTGTTTTTGTAGCAGGTATTATTGTTGGTTTCCCTGTACGTAAATCTATAGCCTTCTTCTCTTTTCTCTCTCGTATCTTGAAGTTAAAGAAATTATTCAACATAATATCATGCCCTTTTTCTAATTCAGATACAATAACATCTGCTACTTGATCTAATCTTCTCCTTGCCTCATTAATTGAGATATCATATTTTTCAGCATAACTCCTAGCTAATGTTGTTCTATTTAATTTCATTATAATTCCTCCTTTAAATTAAGTATTTTATTATAAGCGTCTTTCACTCGGTCATAGTACCAAGTTTTATACGTACCTCTACGTACATTACCAGGTCCTTGATTATATGCTATAGTGGCCAGTTTCTCATCTTTAAATAAATCCAATAAATATCTATAATATCTAAACCCTGTGTCTATATTGATAGCAGGATCTTTTAGTTGTCTTTTAGTTACTCCATATATTTCTGCGGTGCTAGGGATTATTTGCATCAATCCTCTAGCCCCCTCACTAGATATAACACTGCTATCAAATTTACTTTCAACATACATCATGGCCAACATCCAATAAGAATCTAAATTGTATTTTTCAGATGATTTTATAGTTAGTTCTGCTATGGTTTTTGCATTTTTATCTGGAACATTAGGTTGTAACTTTTTTATAATATTATTAATGATATCTGTAGGTAACATTACAGTTTCTCGGTATGTTGGTACTTCTCTTGTAGGATAGGATTTATTAGCTTCATCTGCTTGATTTATTGACTCATCTTTATACTCCTCTGCGGGGGTAATCGAAAGTGAAATAAATAATAGGAATATTATCACTATTATGATAGGCTTTATTTTCATTTTGTTAACACCTTTTCATGAAAATAGTATAGAATAGCTTCATGGAGTTGTTCTGGAGAAGATTTACCTACCCACAGATGGATCATTGAAGGATCGTTTTTAGCTAAAAGTGTATAAGCTCTTCTGGCTCTATTCAAGAAATCTAAATCTTTTTCAAATAAGTCCTGCCTATTTTCACGTCTCTTTATGGATTCTTCTACTGGTATATCTAATAAGAAAACTATATCTGGTTTTCTAATATACTCTTGAATCATACATAACCAGTTATAACTCAGCCCATTAGCCACTCCAAAAGCTATATTAGAGTGGGTGTATCTATCTAGAATTACAAAATCACATCCTAATTTTTCTAACGTATTTAACTGATCCATAAAATCCATTCTATCCACCTCATATAGCATGTGGTGGGCTTCAGGCGATAAGCATACCTCACCTTTTAAAGATTGTTTTATCAACTTACCTATTTGAGTATGATATCTAGGAAAAGATTCATAGGCTACATTATATCCCTTCTCTTTTAAATGGTTGTATAACATTTTAGCCTGAGTCTCTTTACCTGAAGCATCAATACCTTCAAATGAGATTAACTTCAACTTAAAACCTCCCTTATTTTAGTTCTTTTGCATTATCGAAACTCGTTCCAAACCCCCCTCTATCTTTGTTACCTAAACAATCAACTTCCATTAATTTAATATTAGGTAATTCTAAAAAGACTGCTTGGCATATCTTATCTCCTGGATTAAGTGTTACAGTTTTATTCGTTTCATTCTTGAACTCTGCTCCCCATATATCAGAATCTCCTCTATAAAGAGCATCAATAACACCGACTCCGTTTGTTAGCTTTAGTCCCCACTTACGATATGTGGAACTCCTTTGGAATACCAATCCAACCATACCCTCAGGAATTTCAGTAGCTACATTTAAGCTAACAAATACTACCTCTCCTGGTGCTATATCAATGGGGGCAGGTATGTTAGCAAATAAATCATAACCTGCATTTAAAGGATTATCTCTATGAAGGGCAGGAAGCTCTTTATTCTCCCTCTTGTATTTAATAGTTCTTGGTTGTTTACATTTACAATTTTTCATACAATCTCCCTCCTAAAATTCTTATAATACTTGAAATACTCATCACTCTTCATCATCAAATATATCACCTGTGATATAATCTTCTATCGCTCTCATGAAATCGATTAATTCTCTTTTGTCTTGATTATTTAAATCTGAAGCAACAATACAACCTACAATCATATTAATTTGTCTTTCCCCCTCAATTGACAATCCTTTTTCTTTGTAATATTTAATTAAATTCATTATTAACTCTCCTTTCTATTACACATAATAATCACTAATCGCAATTAAAACCTTTTAATAGTTCGGGTATTTCCATAAGCAATTCGCAGTAGGTGGTTTCATCTTTTTCTGCCTTATCAAGATATTCTCGTAGTTCTTTTATT